TTAGTGGATAACCGATAGGCCCACGCCAACAAACCTGTGTGTCAGGTGGATTAGCTGCCCTAAGCAGCAGCAAGGCCTCTTAGGAGATAACCGAGCGCAGTAACATAAACTGAACCAAAGCTAAGGAATGACACAATGTCTACTCAAGTAACTACAGCTTTCGTCAATCAGTTTTCGTCAAACATCCAGATGCTGTCACAGCAAATGGGTTCTCTGCCGCGCAACGCGGTAGATGTCGAATCTGTAAACGGCGAAAAAGCTTTCTTCGACCAAGTGGGTGCAGCGGCAGCGCAGCTGCGTACAACCCGTCACGCGGATACTCCGCTCATCGACACGCCACATTCACGGCGCATGGTAACTATGTCAGACTACGAATATGCTGACTTGATCGACGATCAGGACAAAGTTCGTATGCTTGTTGACCCGACATCCACATACTCCCGTGCAGCTGCTGCTGCTATGGGCCGTGCGATGGATGATGTTATCATCACTGCGGCCTTGGGCGACTCGCTCACAGGCAAAGATGGCGGCACAACAACAGCGTTTGACACAACAAACAATCAAATCGCTGCGGCCACCTCGGGCTTGACACTTGCCAAGCTGATCCAAGCAAAAGAAATCTTGGACTCGGGCAATGTTGACCCTTCAATCAACCGTTATATTGCTGTGTCTCCTAAGCAGGTCACTGACTTGCTGAACAACACAACAGTAACTTCTAGCGATTACAACACTGTAAAAGCTTTGGCGATGGGTGAAATCAACACATTTGTTGGGTTCAACTTTATTGTTTCAAACCGCTTGGGTGTTGATGCGTCAAGCGATCGTCGCTGCTTCGCATGGGCTGAAGACGGTATCAAAGTCGCTATGGGTAAAGAGCCTACAGCGCGCATTGATGAACGTGCAGACAAGTCTTATGCGACTCAAGTTTACTACTGCCAGACTCTCGGTGCGACACGCATGGAAGAGACCAAGGTGGTAGAGGTCTTGTGCGAAGAGTAATAAAGTCGGGGGCGGTTCGCCGCCCCCTCTTTCACATGGAGAGAGCTGATGACCAGCGTTGTAGATATTGCCAATTACGCCCTAAACTCTTTAGGTGCTTCTAACATTACGTCCCTTGGCGAGAACAGTAAGCCAGCCAGGATTGTTAATCAGCGTTATGAGGCAGTTCGGGACAGCGTGTTTCGGTCTCACCCCTGGAATTGTTTGATACGAAGAGCGGAGCTTGCGCAAGAAACAGCTGCGCCTGTCTACGGTTATGCCCGTCAGTATGCGTTACCGTCTGATCCATACTGCCTGCGTGTGCTACAGTTCAGCAATGGCTCGATGACTTTCCCGTATGACAACATGCGCAGCAACAGCGACACGCCTCCATTTATCATAGAGGGGCGAAAACTCCTTACGGATGAAAACACAGCAAAGATAAAGTACGTTGCTCGTATTACCGACCCGCAACAATATGACGCCGGTTTGATTGAGGTCTTGGCTTCCCGCCTGGCCTATGAAGTTTCCTATGCAATCACCGGATCAACTACTGTTCGGCAAATTGCTGCGGCTGACTTCGATCGTAAGCTAAAGGATGCTCGTTTCGAGGACGCAACAGAAGGCGCGCCAGAGCGGATTGAAGCTAGTGACTTTATTGAGGCGAGGTTCTAAATGGCTCGTTCTGCCCCAGCGATCAGCACGTTTACATCTGGCGAGATCTCTCCGCGCCTTGAGGGCCGTATTGAGATTGAAAAGTATCGCTCTGGGTTATCTGACTTGAGCAATATGATTGTGCAGCCACACGGGGGTTTGACACGCAGACCAGGCACAGAGTATCTGGGCGCTGTCAAGGATAGCTCCGTCAAGACACGGCTAATCCCCTTTCAGTTCAAAACCTCTGATACTTATATATTAGAGTTTGGCGATCAGTACATGCGGGTTTTCCGCGACGGGTTGCAAGTTTTGACAGGATCGGCAAAGAGCATTACGGGTGCAACTAATGCAAGCCCTGTTGTTATTACGAGCAGCAGCCACGGCTACAGCAACGGTGATGAAATCTACCTGGATGGCGTAGGCGGCATGACTGAGCTAAACGGTCGCAACTACATTGTTGCCAACAGCACATCAAATACTTATTCGCTGCAAGATCTGTTTGGCAATGACATTGATTCAACCAATTACACGGCCTACACTTCTGGCGGGTCTACTGACGAGATATACCAGCAAACAACGCCGTATGCTGCTGCTGACATTTTTAATCTACGCTTTGCTCAGTCTGCGGATGTTATGTATTTCGCGCACCCCAGCTATGCTGTCCGTACATTATCCCGCACCAATCACAATGCTTGGACGTTTGCCACTCCTACGATTAACGAGAACACTACGCCAGTTCTCACCAGCACTGACAACTATCCTAGCGTTGTTACTTTCTTTGAGCAGCGGTTGGTTTTTGCAGCAACGAATAACAATCCACAGACGTTGTGGTTTTCAAAAAGCGCTGACTATTTAAACTTTCACACCGGGACCAGTGCCGATGATGCGTTGATCTACACTATTGCATCAAACCAGGTGAATAGTATTCGTTATCTTTCGGCTACACGGGTGCTTACAATAGGCACTTCGGGCGGTGAATACGTCCTGACAACAACAAACGATGGTCCGATCAGTCCAACAACTACTCAGATCCGCAAGTATTCCAACTATGGTTCTGCAAATATCGAGCCTGTCCAGGTTGCGGATGTTACGCTTTTCTTGCAACGCGGCAATCGAAAGGTTCGTGAGTTTAAGTATGTTGGTGAAGTTAATACATCTGGCTATCAAGCGCCTGATATAACTGTTTTGGCGGAGCATATTACTGAGGGCGGCATTGAAGGGTTCGCTTACCAGCAAGAGCCAGAAAATATTGTTTGGTGTACCCGTGCCGATGGCACACTTTTAGGCTTAACGTATCGCCGCGAAGAGGCTGTTGTTGCCTGGCACAAGCATGTAATCGGCGGCGCATTTAATGGCGGTCAGGCGGTTGTAGAAAGCATCTCAACGCTTCCAACAGACACCGGCAACGACGAGCTTTACATGATTGTTAAGCGCACGATCAACGGTCAGACAATGCGTTATGTTGAGGTTATGAAGGACTTTGACTTTGGCAGTGATACAACTTCTGCGTTTTTTGTCGATAGCGGGCTTGTGTATGCCGGTGGCGCAGTATCTGGGTTTGGCGCAATGTATCACCTGGAAGGCGACGATGTTTCTATCCTGGCTAATGGTGCAAGCCACCCTGATAAAACTGTATCCGGCGGTGCGATCTCACTAGATTTCCCCTCTACCAGCGCGGCGATTGGGTATGGCTATACATCAAGTATGCAGACCTTGCGCCTTGAAAGCGGGTCTCAAGATGGCACTTCCCAAGGTAAACCCAAACGAATTCACGGTATTACAATGCGATTGTTTGAAACTGTTGGCGTTGAAATCGGAAATGATGCCGGTGAAATAGACCGCGTTTTCTTCCGCGATAGCTCAATGGCTATGGATGAAGCTGTGCCTTTGTTTACTGGCGACAAGGATATTGAATTCCAGGGTGGGTTTAATGACGATGATAGGATATACTTACAGCAGACCCAACCCTTGCCGCTTACTATTTTGGCCCTGTATCCACGCATGAACACGTTTGACAAATGATGGCAGTAACACTTACCAGATCGCACGTTTTACACGCAGCTAAGAACGCTACGAAAGAGAATGATATGCAGGTAAAGTACGTTTTAAGCACGTTAGATGCGTTTACCGCCCCTGGGCGTGGGTTTGCTTTGATAGAGGACGGAGTGGTTTACGCTGTTGCTGGAATGGCGGAGCTTTGGGATGGTGTTGTCGAGGCTTGGATAATTCCCACCGAGGCTATTAAGGAAAAGAAGATGAAAACCTCACGCGCACTTTGGCGGGAATTCCACTCTATGGCTAAAAGGTTGAAGCCGAGAAGGATGCAGACTTCTGTGCGGCATGACTTTATTGAGGCTCACAGGTTGGTTAAGTTTCTGGGCTTTCAAAGCGAGGGCTTGATGAAACAGTATGGGCCTGACGGTCTTGACTATGAGAGGTACGCAAAATGTCTATAGAATTAGCCATTGCACAAATGGGCCTGTCAATATTAGGCGGCATTAACGAGAAGTCTGCCGCAGATCGTGCAGCCGCTGCGCAACAGCGTATCGGTGAGTTTAACGCACAGATCATCGAGCGCGATGTAAACCTCTTAGAAAACCAGCGCACGATCATAAACAATAATACGTTGATCTCTAACACGCGAAAGCGGATGCAGTTTCGCAAGGTGCAGGGCGAGGTTGTGGCAAATTTTGCGTATGCCGGTATCG